ATCCACTTAGCCATCTCAGGATTCTGAGCGGCTTCAACGGACAACTTCTCCAAGTCGCGGAGGTGAAGCTGCTTGTTCTTGTACTGAGTTGAGGTACGAACATCAACGCTGTAGGCACCCTTAATCTCATTGTTCTTGCTATACTGCATGTTCCAACCATACCACGCCGCAATCAAATGCTCCGTGATGTTGTCATCCCAATCCTCGGACATAAAATCCAGAAGAGTGGTTGATGCTTGATGTGCGATCAACGAGCCAGTGGCTGTGTCACTCATCTCTGGACTCTGCAAGCCTGCACTGATCAGGGGAATCTGACTCTCCTCTTCGGAGAACTGCTGAGCCATCTGAAGAATAGGAACAATATTGCCAGTGACGTTAGGCACGTTGAAGAACTGAATTGCCTGATCAACTGTAACCTGCGGATCAGTGAGGTACCAAATCTGGTTAGGACCAAGCTCCCATTTACCGTTAGCTGGTTCAATGAGATGCTTCTGCATCGCTACCTGTGGGCCCGAAGACATAGCCGAGTTGTCCAGAATCATGTGCCACGCTTCATTGACGACGCGCTGGGCGTCTTCCATCATAAGCGGAACACCGAAGCCAAAGACACTACCGGGGTCCTTCTCCCACGAGCAGATGTAGTAGGGAATACGGAAGGACGCTTCAATGTCTTCCAACTGCACGCGAATGATCTCACCGTTACAGACCCACACTTCACCGTAGTATTCATCATTCAAGCTATCATAGCACGGCTCAATCGACATAGCATCAAGCTGTGTCTTCGTAACCGGACCATGATACTCTAGTACAAGATACTTGCCCTTAAAGACATTGGGGTTGTTCTCGGACAGCGTGGTAAAGTCACTAAATGTATTAGAGTTGTACTCGTCCGCTTTCTGTTCAAGAGCCTTTTCAATTCCAGCAGCTTCAAAACCTTCATGCTTGATCAGCTTCTTAAGGTCGAGTGCCGACATGGGATGTACTTCAATGCAGTCACCAAGCTGGTCACTATCTTCTGTGGTTTCATCAGGATAGAAGAACCACGGGTTGACACGATAGAGCTTCGGCTTGTAGTCCACAGTGACCGACGGAATCCAAGTCTCGGTGCCTTCCAGCTTCTCATATGAGCGAGCCAGTTCACCAGTAGAGAGCGGACCCTTCAGTACGCCTGTGCCGAGAATGACGCGATCCCACATGGCCTTGCGGCAATGGAAGGAATACTTCGTATCCTCCAGCTGTGCCTCGATGACATCCGACATAGCTGAGCAAGCCTGTGCAACTTTAGGGTCCTTATTACCTGCTGCCGGCCAGAGGTCCCAGTTCTTGCTACCTGTACCAAACTGCATGCTCACGGTTTGAGCGATAGCAATCGAGCATCTGGTACGCACGATGTTTACATCTGGTCGATCACGATAACCCACACCTGCGAACGGGGTCTCCGAATTAATGTACCAGTTGTCGAGTGCCAGCTTACCGTAGTAGAGCTTCGCAGATCGCAACCATTGCGCCTCCTTACCGGAACGCTTTGCAGCACGGGTGTGGAACTTGCCTGTAATGGACCCGGCCAAGGTGTCCATTAGTTCTTGCTTGATGCGCGCAGCCTCACTGATAGCGTCAGCCTCGTCTTCGCTTAACACACCTTCGATGATCTCAGCCATGTCGCTCCTGTTAAATATTGTAGTGAGTTGGGCCGCGATATGTCGGGGCCTTACGCATCTGGTCTAGGGACTTCGCTCGGTTGATGTTGTTCTGGATGTAACGCAGGCAGTCCATCAAGTGGTCATGCTCCTTGATGATCTTACCCTTCTCGTCACGCCGGTACAGCACAAACTCTTTGGCGAAGTTAGGAAGTGTATTGAACACTTTCAATGTACCACCAGCCATCCGCTGCCATAGAGCTTGGATACCGGCATCAACGGCATTCACCGCTGGAACAATCTGTAATCCCAAATCCTTGTAGTTCTGCATGAGCTGATTGCCATCGTTCTGTGACCGGCCACGCGAAGCGGGGTCGATACAACCGGGAATCCACTGGCCTCGTGCTCTCACCGCAGCTGCATGAACAGGCGGTGGTGCCTCAGCCAGATAGTGCTCATCAATAATGTACAAGATGTCTGTCTGTGGATCGAGTGCTGCCCATAGTGCGGCAGTACGGTTCCAACCAACGTCCAATGCGTACATACGCTTGAAGTAGTTCGGGATCAGGAACGGTGTAACCATCAAAGATTCCAGAGCAATTGGGTACACATTACCGCTACCCATCGCAGGCATACCAAGACGGCGTGCCTCACGTAGATGTGGCGGTGTATCTGCCAGCATCTGCTCCTTCGCTTCTTCCGTCAACCAAGCTGCGTCATCCCAACCAGCCTGCACGACAGCCTTGTGACTCACGATTCCCATCAACCTACCATCTATACCTTCTTCATCTGTGGTATCTGTCGGCAAGCTCAAAATCTTCTTGGCTCCTGCAAGGTAGTCCGCTTGTTCTAAGAAGCGTACAACCTGCGGAGTTAGTCCCTTCAATGGTGTAAACGTATTGAACACCAAACCGTTCGTTGTCATTGTACGAATCAGGATTTCGTTGTAGATATCCTGCGGACATTCCTCATCGAGCCAAGCCCAATCCAACTCAACACCGTAGAATGCAGCAATCGGCTGCTCGTAATTCTTGAAGCCAATCGAAGACCAGCCTCCCGATACGTGCTTGACCTGAATCATGTCGATACCTTGCGGTACACCAGACAACGACCAAGCCCTACCAATCAACTCTCTCGGAATCATACCAGTACCAAAGGCACCGACAG